CACCACCGGAAGCATTGATGGTGATCGCACCCGAACTTGGGTTGAGAAGGGTAATACGCATTCCTTCAACAACGCTCGTTGTCGGCAGCGTAATGATTTGTGTCGTCGCACCAGTTAGCACCTGAATTTCGGTGCTGCTGACAGTCAATGCCGTTGTACTAGCAGCAGTTACGGTAGTGGTTAGACCGGGAATGAACGCATCGGCACGCAGATTTGCGTTACCGTCACGCACCGCAAGCGTGCTCGTTCCAGCGCTAGTGGATGCGACCAAAGGAGAATGCAATTGCGCTTGCCAATGAGCTGCCGCAGTCGGAGTGGCCTGCACCGCAACAAATGTCGCTGAATACAAACTTGTCAATGCGAGAATCGTGTTAGCACCAGAGGATTGAACGGTCACCGTACCGGTACTGGAATTGATCACGGTAAAACGTTGTCCGGCAACAACACTGGTCGTCGGTAACGTAACTGTTTGAGTTGTCGCTCCGGTAAACTGTTGTTCTTCAACGGAATCCACGGTGAGAACCGTGGTTGCGGCTGCCGTAGCAGTCGTGGCGAAACCGGGAATGAAACAATCAGCAGTGATATTGGCTTGCTGATCGCGGCGAGGAATAGAATTGGCAACGGCACTAGAAATGAAACTAAGAACCGAACTGTAAGAAATCGCCCAATGTGCAGCGGTTGTTGGGGTTGCGATCAACGCCGTCAGTGTAGCGACTGTAGTGCTAGAAATGCTTCCGACGTTCGCGCCTGCCGAAGCATTGATGGTGATAGCTCCGGTACTACTGCTCAAAACCGTAAACCGGTGGCCTGCAACAATACTGGTTGTCGGTAACGTAACAATCTGAGTTGTCGATCCAGTGAAGGCTTGTTCTTCGGTGGAATCGATGGTGAGAGCGGTAGTCCCAACCGCTGTAGCCGTCGTGGTGAAACCCGGAATAAAAGCATCGGCGGTGATGTTGGCGTGAGAAGTGCGTGCAGCGATAGTGGAGGCAGATGCCACGCTGGATATGCCCTGATTCGGGAAGTATGCCAATTGCCAATCAGCAGCAGCAGTGGGTGTCGCGATGAGAGAGGTGTACGTCGCTGAGTACCCGGAATTTTGTACGCCAACGACATTCGCGCCCGATGATTGAACGGTAATCGAGGAAGTGCTCTTATTAATAACCGTAATACGCTGTCCCGCAACGATTCCGGTTGTTGGCAGTGTAACGGTTTGAGTGGTCACCCCGGTGAAAGACTGTATTTCTTTGGAATCAACTGTGAGAACAGTAGTTCCGGCCGCAGTTGCCGTGGTATCTAATCCCGCAAGGAAAGCATCGGCAGTCAGGTTGGAGTACAGATCACGAATAGCAACAGTATATCCAGCGGGGTTAATTCCTGATTCGATGGGCCAAAGGGCTTGATCCCCCGCAGCATCGGTTCCATAAACTTTTAGGAGGGTCGTAGTTTGAGTGACTTTTTTCCCAGAATAACCGTTGTAGAAACATTCAAATGTACCGGTAAGAGAATTCCATCGAAAACGTAATGTCAAAGTCTGACCGGGAATTGTAAACGTGGGCAAAGTAGCATCGCCAGCTACGAAGAATACGCTATAGGCAATGGTTTTGGAAACACCGTTATCCGTAATTTGGACCGTAAAAATCTGTCCTTCGTACCCATGTCCACCGATACCAAATGACGTAATATTCGTCGCCAAAGCAGTAATGCGATGTACGTCCCAAAGATCAACCAACATCAGTGGAGTAGCATTACTAACTTCAGAGAAAACTCGACCACTGGCTGGGAAGTTAACGAATTTATTTTCGTAGTAATCAATCAGCTTTGACCTAAGACGATTCATTACGAAATCCCCAATGCTGTTAGGTTACGAAGAGTCACTTCACCGAGACGAAGCTTGCATGCTACAGCTCCTGTGTTTCCGCCCATTTGAGCAACCCAATAAACACCGGTTGCACCGGCTGGTACCGGAACCTCAATGTTCAACTCACCATCAAAGTCATCAAACCAGTTGGTGATTCCGGCGATAGCCCAACCGCTGACTGTTGCACCGGGGAAGAGAATTTGCATATTTATGGCAGTTCCGGTTACCGCAACATTTTCAGTTTGGATTCTGGCTGCAAATTGAATAATGTCACCAGGAGTTGCCGGAACAACGCTTACCATAGAAATATAGGTACTGGTGACTGCGCCAACATTCTTCGTTGTCTGCTGCCACCATCCGCGCAAAAAATCGTAAGAATATGGGGGAACTCTCTGGAAAGTGTATCCGGCCCCTGCGCCAGAAGCGGCTAAACCTTCAGAAAGACCATCTGCATTTGAGTCAACGGTGAAAATTCCGTAAGAGTTACCAATTTCATCGCCGAACAGGTTACTTGCGTCCAAGGCGTGCTTGGCCGTTCGTCGTCCGTTACCTGGCGGGAACCATTAGGCAATTCCGTCTGTAAGCGCACGCCGAACAATTGCCTCACAACCCGCACTTGTAGGATGAATATAATCGGAGCTGAGCCCCAACGCTTGAAAACCGTTGTCCTGCACTAATGCAGAATATGAGTCAACCACTGGAAAGCCGTTATCCCCACAATACCTTTTCAGCCATAAGTTCCATTTGACAACGTTGGCGTTCATCACTGGCTGGTCAACGTACACCGGCAAAGCCGTGACACCTATCGGAATGATTCCAACGCGCAAAAGAGAATCAACGATCTGTTTCCAAACCGTAATACTTGCATTCATGCTCCACGCGCCCGCATCCTGAATGATGTCATTCGTTACATTTTGAATGAAGCACGCTGCTGGTGCCGGGTCCAGAGCCAAAATCGTTGGAAGCCACGTCGATTGAATCGCAGTTAAACGCATCCCGCCGGTAGCAAACGCCCCGTGGTATTGAATACGACCTTCAGATTCAACACACAAACGAGTAAACCACGAATCACCCATTAACATGGAACCGTCGGGACCGGCCACGCCAATACTGTCGCCAATGAGTACGGCTCGATTACTATTAGGCGTTCTACGAGGAGTCTTATTTGGTGCTGAATCGATCTTGTCAATCAAATCTTGTAGTGCAGAACTCAAATCCGTCTTGGGAATTCCCCCACCGGGTTTGGTATATTTTGCAGTAGCAACTGCAAATAATTCAGCGAAAGTATCCCCTGCCGGATCAGCACCCGCTTTCATGGCATTGATAACGGTGGCAATTTCGCCAAGAGTATCCAAACTACCTGGCGCGGTTCCAATGACAGTGGCAATTGCAGCATCGATGGCCCCACTGATGTCGACGCCACCACCAATTAACTGGTCATACATTTCTCGAATTTGAATGTAATACACGTATCCAGAAAGTAAACTATCGCCTTCTGTAACAGGAGAACGATTATTACGAACCCCAGTTTGTCCTCGTAAAAATTCTACGTCAGCCTGTAATACGTTCAATTGATCTGAATTGAACATTGATTCTGGCAACGACCATCCATTGACAGCCGACCATGTAGAAGCATCTGCAGTAATTCCAAGGGCGTCCCAGTCACCGGAACTGATCGTTCGGCTGCTTCCCGATCCAACAAACCAAACGTTCGCCATTATCGCTTTCCCTTTTTGCCAGAATGCTTAGATTCGGGTAGTCGCCTATAGCGAACTACTTTCCCGCCTTTAGTTTTGTGTGCTTTACCACGCGCCCAAGGCTGCTTGCTAGAGAATGCCCAACGCCATTGTTTTTTGCTTTTGAAACCGTGATATGTGCGCCGCTTGCCCATTTGTCGGCTCCTGTGTGCATCATTACATTGCCCTAAGCTGTTGTTTAAATTTTCTAGTTACTTGTCTGTTTACTTGAGCTTGTAAATACTTGTTTTGAGCTCTATTGGCTTTTACTTTGCCAGTATAATATCCAACTTTAGCCAAGTTCTTTGTATGCGTTCCCAACACTCTTGCGTTTTGTCGACCTCTGGGAGATACGCCAACAGCGGTCGCAACATAAGCTGCACCAATCACTCCTACGGCAATACGGGCATTCCTACGAGTTCGCTTATTGTTTCTATTCGCAGCAGCAAGTTTTCCCTTGCCCTTGCCACGACGTTTTCTTGCACTCGCTAATTGAGCCTTGCGAAGGGCAGCGCGTTGCCTAGCAGTTCTAGCCATCATGCGTTCCTAAATCTAATCGCTTGACGTTTTTTGTCTTCTTGTAATTGGCGTACTTAAAGCCAATACTTGCCCCAGCCAAGACAACAGACGCCGTATGAAAACTGCGATTTACAGTCTTGTTATTGGAATAACGACCACGGTACTTTTTGCGTTTCTTACCGTTAGCACGCGATGCGGCTGCTTGTTTTGCAGTGCGCCTCCGAGCCATTAGACACCAGCCAATTTAGCTAGTTCTTCAATTTTCTCGTTTGTCTTACGCCATGCAGCAATGTCTGTAGCAATAAATGTGTTTCCTTCAGAACCACAACCCGGCGCAACCTTGAGAGCAGGGCCGCCGATTTCAACACGACCATCGGCATAAACGCCGCAACCAAGACGATCTGTTTTACCCATCAGCGTTTCCTCACCCGAACGATTTTCAGGACTCCATTGGAACGCACAAATTTGGTAATGACAGAAAAACGTCTTTTCCGTGCTTTACCCAGGCGAGCCATCGTTACATATTAGCTGGCCCCAAGGTCTATGGTCTGCTCATCAGCAGGCGTGTTCTGGTCCTCGGGGGGTATCGGGTCACCGAACTCATCAACCCCGCCGCCAGTGTTATCCCCGCCAGCCGGGAAGCCAGCGTTGAGGAAGGCGCTGGTCTGATTCAACAACATCGCCGCAATATCTTCATCGGTGAGCGGTTCGCCAGTATTTGGATCTGTCGTTGGGTACTTATATCCCAATTCACGAAGTTCAGCGATTGTCATCGTCTTCAAGATGAGATTCGAAGAATCCAGAAGTACAACTTCCTGAACTTTCGCATCCCGGTTGATCGGCATTGGATCATCGAAGACACAGACAACCGACATTTCAGCCATTACATCAATATTGCCAAACGATTCTTCTTCATACGCAGGAAGCCACATTGTGGTGATGTCATGGAAAAGTTGGTCGTAGCACGTAAGTATTTCTAGTTCTAGCTCAGCGTTCGAAGCAATCAGAGGGGCCATTTCGATCTGTAGTGCGATTCCCGATTCGGCAATAGAGACATCGACTCGACCGGCTGCAACTTGCGGTATTCCTCGGCCCTCTGCAATTCCCTTATCGCTAATGTAGTCCATATGTGCTTGCATGGGGGACACATCACTAACGCCTGTGACCCGATCAAATTTCTGATCCACGCCGATTTCAATAATCTGCTTTGGACCGATGTTCCAATCCGTAACTTGCTGGGTATTAGGATCGAGCGGTGGCGGTGCATTGGTGACATACATACCAAGTCCCTGAAAAACAAGCGTAGCGTCTTCATCGCTTAATCCTTGGTTCAATCCATACAGCAGTGTTTCTAGCCCAGCAAGAATCGAAATGCCCCATGTCGTATTCTGCATGGCGCGTACTTTCCACTTGTATAGTGGAAGAGATGTGATTGGATCTGGAAGTTGTTCCTCTTCTTCTATACGTTCTGCAAAGGGTGCGACCTTAATTTCTTCCAACTTTTCGCGCGCCTTGACCGAACGATCATCCCATTTGCCAACCTCGAAAAATCGTAGTTCACTCGTAACTCCGTACGGCTCTCCACTGTCACCGAAGAGACGTCGAAACGTACGCCGTTGCACAACTTTCTTTTGTGGTTTATCAGGTTCACGCGCATCTTGAATCTGCTCAATCATATGGACGCCCAAGATATCCATGGGGTCTTCTGGGTTTTCAATCTCGAATACTTGACGAGGATCTACCTCGGCCAAACAAATACGCTTGCCTTCTACTTTTTCAGGACGAGAATAAATGTAGAGAATGGCGTCTCCACGAATCAGGCCCCATCGTTTCGTATTGGCTAGCTTGGTAGAAATTCTCTCCCGTGCCCAGAAATCATCCCACCATAAGTTAAGACTTTCCTGGGTACCAGCATCACCCATTGATTCAACGAGGTATTCTGGATTCTTTGCCAAGAATCTGCTCGTTGTTTCAACGATTTTATTACCACTAGGAACAAGAAGTGGCGTCTGATCATCACCGCGTAGATTGACGCGCAATGCAGTAACAGCGTTGATGTAAATATCTTCATAAAGATCATAAACGCTAGCGCGCGTTTTATCCTCGGTGTCAAAGATATTATCGTCGCCAGCAGTCGCAAAACCTTCAGCCGCTGCGTATTGCTTCTGGTTGTACGGCATTTTTCTCTATTCCTGCTTCCACGTTCCGCGTAGTTTCGCACCTTCAATATTTGGAATACCTGCTGGATTTGGTCCATACCCTCCACCAGCCGCTCCGTTGGGAGCATAGCTCTTGGAGCCTAGACCATTGAGGAAACGCGCCGTACTAATCCTTGTTCCTCCACCGTATTGTGCTTGAGTACTGTGATATTTTCCTGCTAAGAATCGTCCAATTGCTTCTGGCGTGTGATCATCTTTTTTCATTGGCAGATCGAAACGTTTTGTTGAGGTTTCCTGTTGTTCGTCACGTTTCTCTGGATAACGATATTCAGAGCATTCATAAATCGTCATCGGGCAACGAGTAGAAACCATCATTCGTGGTCGTCGTTGATCCGGTCTGGCTGGATGGCTTGTCCACTGCGGGCCTGACAATTCCGAATCGGTGATCCTGTCACGAAAAGCAAGTCGGATGAGATTAAGCCGGTTGTTGAGTTCGCCTCCGGTATGGGCTCTAGCTTTAACACGCTTCCCAGCTCTACGGAATATACTTTCGAGAGTGGCCGTATCCCCAGGAGACGCGGGGTCTGGGTAAAACTCTGTACACGTATCGGGTAACAGCCCTCGACGAAGTATTTCTCTAGCAAATTCATCGGGTGCTAAATCTGATTGGTAAAGTTCTTCGAGGATATTGATTTCTCCCCAAGGCCCAATCTGTATGAGAAGCCAGACGTTCGGATTACGGTAACCATAGTCAACGGCTGCGATAGTTTCCCAGTTTGGGTTGTAAGATAGAAGGCGTGTGTGCGTCTCTTCATCGAATTCCTTGAACACCTTACCCACGAAATCCGTAAACTCCGCGGCCACCTCTTGCTGAAACATGGGAATGGTATTGTCATTTGCCATCTGTGCAATTTCGGAATCAATTTGTAACCCTTCAATCTTTATGATTTCAAATGATGTGTAACCAGGATTGTCTTCCATCAAGTGCATCATGCGCTTGACATGTTCATCAATCGTATAATCCGTTTCAGGAATCAAGGACAAATCATACTGACCTCGTTTTGCTAACTCACGCCCTGTTTCTGTAAAAACCCAGGGGTTTTTCCAACTAGGAATGCGATGTGCGTTCCAATTCAAGTTTGCAGGCTTGATCGCATCCATGTGTAGTTGGTAATACCAGTTCTTACCTTCTGGTGTAGAAGTAAATTTGGCCCAACCCTCGAAGTCAGAAAGCGAGGGCATGATGGCCTGAGTCCAGATGATTTGTTTCATCTTGGCCGCTTCTTCCATATGCACACCTGATAACGCTTCACCAACGAGTGTGTCTGGATACTGTGCGGACTTAGCAGAATAAATGAAAGCACCATCCCATAGGGATACTGTCATTTCTCCGTTACTAGGCGAAAAGTATGATCCTGGTTTATCGAACGGAATTTCAAGTCTACGACAGATGTTCCAGAAGACGCGGAACGGCTTTTCACTATCTGAATACTTGGGCCCAACACTCCAATATTCATGTCGGCGACCCTCGGACTTAAGAAACGAAGCCATCTTTTTGGCAAGAATAGCCGGTGGTAAGAATTCATGTCCAACGGATCGTGATTTACCCAACCGTCGACCACAAGTGTTAACGACATAACGTTCTTCGTCCTCCATCATTTCTAACTGAGCAGGATGGGGATCAAATACTTTTCGCATCTTTGGTGGATCTGTGGAGCGGTCCTCTACCTCGGCGTCAAGCACGCTCCACTTGTTCACCGAATCCACCACTTACCGCAAGCATTATGTTTAACCATAACGCTTCCATCATCAAATGGAACAATTCTGTATTCGCTTTTTGTACAATGAAAAACTTCGTGCCAGGTCATAACAATCCACCATCTTGCCCAGCGCAACTTATACATATTATCACCCGTCTTCATCTGAACAAATGATGTCTAGTCCAATATGCAAAAGACCTGTAGCAGTAGACAATCTTTCATTAGGCTTAGTAATGATATTTTGTGTTTCCATATCGCTATGTTTTTCATCGCCCATTTTTACTGATTCAGCCACAACTACATAGGAAACAAGCAGCCCATCGTTATCTTCGTATTCATAAACTTTTAAATAATTGGCAATTGCCTCATGCAGCCGATCATCGGCATTCTGCTGTTGTGCTGTCCGGTTCACACGATCACCCTATCCCCGCCAGGCGAGTGATGACAAGAAAAATCGCACCAGATGAATGTGGGCATCTGGTGCGATTCTCCCTACCGCCTACCGGACAGAGACGGAGGAACGTTGGAAATTATTTGGATCTTCATGAACAGGGCAAAAAACACGCCCTGTTATGTCAGAGAGTATTGTCGGCACCCACCGCAGGGTTGTACACGCCGCCGTTGACTCGCGTGGACCCGGGAACCACCGTCCCAAAGACCTCTACTGCCTTCGTGGCGAGCGGTCCAGAAGGGAAGTTCACCACCTCGGACTTGGGTCGCTGATCAGCCGCAGCGGCCGCAATGGCGCGCGCCTCAGAACTGTCCACGATCAGCGGAATGGGCCGGGTAGCGGTATTTCTGCCGTCGTAGAGCTTCTTCATCGCCGGTCGAACGCCAGTGGTGGACGGGCTTACAGGCATGCGGGCCATGTCAACTCCTAAGTTGATTCGTTGGCGTCTGCTTCGATCTTAGCAAGCATCCGCTCTGATTGATCGTCAGGACACACCAGCAAGCAACGCCAGCCCTCCTGAACGAACTTTCCACTGCGATAAATCATATTCTTCTTAAAATGCGGCAACCACCACATGTCTTGAGTAGTTGTTGCCCCTGTTGCTCTCGCTGCAAATCTACGACGCTGAGCTTTCTTACGAGCAGCAATTATCTCTTTTGCTTTTTTGGCCTTCGCCTCCAAAGCTTCTGCTGCCGAGAGAGCAGACCCGGTGTCCTGGTCACGACTACTTGGCCCTCCGTTGTCGGATCGCCCATCATTGAGAAATCCGTGTACCCGAACATCGTTTCCTTCAAATCCCACACTTTCGCTTCCAGCCACGTTCCCCAATAGAAACGATTCGTCAACTTCTGGATCTTCTTCTCCATCATCCACTTCAAATACGTCGAGAGGTTCACCATTTTCTGAATAAACCCCTGGCGTTCCAGAACCGTTTGAGATTGCCCTCTGTTCTGATTCCGTTGAGCCGTCAAAAACGCGCGACGACTCAATGCTCTTCCGATAATCTTCTCTGCTACCGGATTCCACACGATCCAAGAGAGTTTCATACGGTGCTCCTGTGACATGACTAATTATTACTTCCGGTGTCTTACCCATTTGTCGTTCAGATAACCAGATGGCTGCTTTTAAAGAAGTCTCCGGTTCTGCTATATCAGATTCTGCTATGTCCGCCACGCGTTTGAGCATGGTCGGCAACTTCATTTGCATGAACGAATTCATTCTGCGATGAAGTTCACGAACTAAGTTTTGTTGAATCTTGATGCCAAGCTTTGCACTATTGATCGGTCGTCCGTCATCCATCATAACGTACCCACCGGTTATTTCTTCATCAGTCAAATCTTCAATTTTCAAGAATCCCTGAGAGAATCTTTGCACGCGATCAAGGTTGTCCACACGATCAGGTGGACATTCCAGAATATTTTCGGCACTCAACTTCTTGTCAGCAGGATGTAGAGCACCACCATGATTCCGACAAACATTGGTCCGATTAACAGCCAAGCTTCCGCACAGCTCCCCCGTGCCTTTTGTCCGTGAACTGCACAAAACAAATCCCTGCATGTTGACACGAATTTCTCCTGCCTTGCCCATGTGTTCTGCATACTCATGCGGCAACCATTCTGGCTTATAGTTGCCACGCATCTTGAACGGAATATGATAGTCAAGTCTTTTAAAAACAGCAGCAGTGCGCTTATTCAGAATCAGGTCAACACGTGGATCAATATAAGTAGGAACTTCACGCCCAAGCGACGCTACGAAAACATCTGGGCCATCAGCATCGCCCATCGTCTTTTTCATATTGTCGGCTTCGAAATCTTTATTTCGAGGCACTGCATCTACGGTCATGACTAGATCCTAGTCTTCACTGCCGAGTCACACCAGTGCGATACACCGGTTGCGGATACTTGCCATGCGGCAAAACCCGATCCTCTTGAATAATCGTTTCATCCGGTCCATACATATCGGGGTTTCCTCGCACGTACAACATCTTCGACAAATCTTCCATACTATTCGTAGGATCACTTCTCAAAGAAGCGTGATAGTCCCGAACAAGATCTGTCTCATTCTCACCCAAATCCCACGGCAACGATCGCTGACTTTGAAAATCAGAATCAGGATGAGCGTATCGACTCTTCCCATGAGAAAACTCACTTTTTCCAGGTCGTCCACTGCTTAGCGGTTGTGACATTTTCCAAATCCTCCCAAAAGAAAAATATTTGGTCTGTACCATACGCGCGTATTGTAAAAAATGCCTATCCTGTGACTAGTCTATCCCCGCCACGACGTTTTGCCCCTCTGACCTGGCCTTGTCTACACTTTCGCATCGTGGCTACACTTTCAATTTGACCAAAAACATACCCTGACCTGCAAGTATCTACACTTTCACGTTATCTACACTTTTTTTCGGTTAGCTCTCATACGGGTGAATCTATGTTCGATTTATTAGGGTACCCTATTCGAACGCTTTCTATATAATCCCTACAGTAGTGAATGACTTAAAAAGTGTAGAAAAGTGTAGAAGTGTAGACAATCCCAGGTCAGAGGCTATTTTTGGTGTCTACACTTTTGATTTTGTCTACACTTTAAAGTGTAGCCACTCGCTGTGGTGGCCTCAGTTCATTGCAGTCCCAGGCCCAGTTGAAGATATCGGCCACGTACTCATCCTCCTGAGCGCACACCGGGCAGAACCACACCGACTCGATGACAGGCGTCATGGACCCGTCTTCTTCCTCACACCACGTGTGATGTTCTAAATATTCACCTTCTTTTGAATCATCAAAATCGACACAACGACCACCGTGGTTATCACATTTTCTAATCACTTTTAATATCCTTCCAATCGGGGGCTCTCATAGGTATCACATTGCTATCAATATCTTTTAGAGTAACTCCACTCCAATAGCGCTCAGACCTTTTTTCTATATTCTTAGTAGGAGCCTTTGGTTTTATATAGCCAAGGTCTTGTAATCTTTGAGTGAGTTTAGTGGCAGTCGGTTTTTGATGAACACTCCCTCCGTTTTCTTGCCACCAACGAACAAATCTCATGTTCATTGCAGAACTTAACACTTTGTCATTCGGGTCAGACTTTTCAATGCACTGATATGCAAAAGTAGAAACTTCATCTAGCTCAGAAGCGAATTCTGCAGTTTCTTCAATGATGGCCTGGTGAGTTGGCAGCTCTCCTAATCGCCTGTATTCCTGATATCCCTCCACAAGCCAATTGAGGACAGCCGGACCACAAACATTCTTAAGGGCCAATGATGCATTTTTCTGTATTCGCGCAGGGACTTCATTGAAAGGAATAACGTACAAACGATTACTGAGCGCTTTGTCGGCACCGCTAATTGAAGGTACGGAGTTGGTAGCGAGGATAGGGACGAACTGCGGCACAGCCTCAACCGTGGTATTCGACCCCTTAAGCTCTGCCTGAATTTTGTCGGTTCCACCGGTCATCCTCTTCAACATCGATGCAGATAACGCATCTTTTTCATCGAATTCAGAACAAATAATCACTCTTTTGTTCACAGCGTTAGCCAACACAGGGTTGAGTTTATGATTCTGAA